TCAACTATGATCGTCGGCAAATTCTGAATGAGCGCCACGAAAAGCTGAACGCCCGCCATAATGATTTGGTCGATGTTGCCGATCAGCGCGTTTACAATGCCGCTTATGATTTGCGGGATCGCTTGAACGATCGTCGTTATAATCTGCGGTAATGCCTGTATGAGCGCGACAAGAAGATCAATGCCCGCTTGAATGATAAGCGGTATGTTCTCCGTAAGCGCCGTGATAATGCCTTCAATGATCTGCGGGATCGCTTCAACAATCGTTGTGATGATCTCCGGAAGGGCGGTAATTAACGCCGTCAGAAGGTCGATACCCGCTTGAATGATCTGCGGGATTGCGGAAAGCAAACCGTCGATCAAGCTGGTTATCAACTGCGGAAGCGCCGCAACAAGAACGGGGATCGCGTTTATAATACCTTCCGCCAGCCCTGTTACAAGCTGTAAAGCCGCGTCGATCAGCAACGGGATATTGTCGATCAGAACTTGCACGATGTCCGTTACAAGCTGAACCAGCGAAGGAACAAGCGTCGGCAACGATTGAGCTATGCCCGTAGCGATATTCGCGATCATCTTCACCGCGAATTCAAGGAAGGTCGGTAACATTTCCGTTAGCTTTTCGATCGCGAACGTAACCATACCCAGCAAGCCGTCTGTGAAGTCCTCCGCCGCGCTCTCTGCACCGGAAAGCGCACCCGTCAAGCCTTTTCCGATAAGCTCGACGAACGGCGTTATTTCCTGCAAAAGCTCCGCCGCAAGCTGTTTCAGCTTTGTAATGATCGGTTCAGCAATCGCGCCCAGCGCCGCCATAGCGCTGTTCAGATTTGCTGTTGCTTTCTGCGCGTCGATAATGTCGCCGTTTACCTCTCTGTACTTGTCCGCCGCTTCGGAATAAAGCCCGTTCAACGTGGACGTGATAAGGGCTTGCCGCTCCTGCTCCGATGTGCAAGCGTCAAGGCTGGCTTGAAAATCATCTTCGGAAACGCCCGCCCAATTCAGCGCGTCGGCAAGATTGCCCGTGATTGATCCCGTCTTTGCCGTTTCGTTCGCGGCTTCGGTCAAGCCTTCAATCGGCAAGCTGTCGCCGAATGTCGCGTAAACGCCCGTGCAAATGTTTGTCCAGTCCGAAAGCTCTTTTTCGTTCGTAGTCAGCTTCGCAAGGTGGGCGGCAGCTTCCGTTGCCTGTCCGTCGTCGCCAAGAACGCCGTACAACTCCGTATAGGTGTTTTTCGCGTCCTCTGCCGAATGTCCCGCCGTCGTGAAGCTGGTTTCAAGTTTACCCATGTTTTCGCGGGCTTCGCGTGTTTCTTCGGCAAGCCCGAAGAATGCCGCACCCGCCGCCGCAATCGCCGCACCCATAGCCGCGCAAGCTGCGCCGATCGCCTTTCCTGCTTTGCCGACGGTTTCGCCGACGCTCTCCCAATCCACCTTTGAGCTTTTCAGCTTTTTAGAAGTGTCGTCGATTTCCTTTTGAATTTTCACCATGTCGGCTTTGGTGTTGTTCAGATTTGTTTGCATTTTCTGATATGCGGGATTTGTCGGTTCTATACCGTTATCGCGCATTTTCTTCAATGCCTTTTCCGCCGCTTCTGCTTTCTTCGCCTGTTCGTCGAACTGCTTTTGTAATAGCTTCTGTTTCGCGGTCAGCGCTTCCACGCTGTCTGCGTTGTCGGCGAATTCCGCCGTCGTCAGCTTCATTTCCGATCCGATTTCGCGAAGGGAAGAATTTATGTTAGTGCAAGCGGCGCGATACTCTTTTTCGCCTGTAAGGTCGATTGATGTTTTGATCTGCTCTTCTTTCGCCATTTATATCCCTCCCAGCACGTCGTCAATATCAACTTCTTTCGGAACGGGCTTGAAACGATCCGGATTGAATTCACGATGAATTTTGAAAAGCGTCAAAATTTTATACGGTGTCATGCGCCATACTTCGGCTTCGCTCCAGCGAAGAAGCGTTACGCCGATATAAAGAAGGCGGGCAAGGTCGATTATTCCTTGCCCGCTGTTGCGTTTTTTTCGATGTCCTCTTCGTCGTCCTCTTCCTCTTCGTCCCGTTCGGGCGGTTCGGGCGTTCCGTTGTTGCCCATAGAAAAGGATTTGAAGATCGCCGCTTTCACGTCGGCGAAATTGCCCGTATGAATGAGCTTGCCCACCTGTTTTTCGGTAAGCGGTTCTTCGTCGTCCGCCGCGCCCTCATTCAAAAGCACGGTCAGAAGCCAGCGAAGATTTTTAATGCTGTCCTTGCCGGAAAGCACGGTATCAAGGCGATCGAAGCCGCCGAATTTGTCTTGCATTTCGTCGATCGCGTTCAGACTGAAAAGAAGGTGTCTTTCCTTGTCCAGCATGATCGGGAAACGTCCGTCTTTAATTGCGCTCATAGCAGAATAAGGCGGGAAGCCTTTTCAGACTTCCCGCCGTTCCTCCTTTCGATATTCGATTAACTGCCCGCGTTGTTAGGCTCACGAACGGAAGTGAACCAAGCCGTCGCCACGCTGTTCGTAGGCTCTGCGACGTGTTCAGCCTTCCACAATCCGTCGGAACGCTTGATAAACTGTCCGACGATCTCCGGCGTAGTAAATTCGATACTGTCGCCCTTCGTGGTGTAGTTTTCATCGGGGATCGCGAATTTGACCTTGTAAAGCCAAATGTACTTGTACGTTCCGCCCGCCTTCTTCGCGCGGAAGCCGATTGCGGTATAGGGCGCTTCGTCGCTGTCAGAACCGTAAACAACCTTGTCCGTGTCCTGCTTCTGTCCAAGCAGGGCGGCAAGATCAGCCGGAAGAAGATCGTTCACGTTCAGCGTGATTTCTCCGGATACGAATTCTTTTACAACTTCGTCCGCGCCGTCGTCGGCGTAAAGGATCGCTTCGGCGACTTCAACGGAAAGCTCTGCCGAAATAGCTTTCGCCATACGCACGGGCGTTCCGTATTCCTCCGCGCCGGACGTGCCGATCGTGATGGGTGCGCGGTAAAGATCGCGCAAACCGATTGTTGCCATGTGTCATACCTCCATATACTTGATTTCAACGGGAACGTGGTAATATCCCGTGTCCTGTTCGTATGTTTCCGCGTCTATCGTGATCGCGTAGAAGCCCGCCGCCTTCAATGCTGTTTTCAAGCGTTGAAGAATGTCGATGTAATCCGTTTTTGAATAGACGTGTACTTGATACGTGAATTCCTGCGCGCCCTCTTCATCGTCTGAAAAGAACGTGTCGCGCCCCACGACAAGCTGATAGACGATAAAGCAAGCCGCCTTCCCGCCGTATTTAAGGCGTTCGACGGGAACGCCCAGCTTTTCAAGCTCCGCTTTTAACAAGCTGTCAACGTTCTTCATTTTGCTTTTCCTCCCATACGCGGCGCATTTCCGAAACAACGTCGTCCGCCGCCTTTTCATTCGCCGCCGTGAACCACGGGCGCGCGGGCATATTTGAACGCCCGTAATTAAGGACGAAGCCTTTTTCCGCGTTGCGTACTCCGTGCTTGTCCTTTCCGTTCGGATAGATTTCAACCCGTTTTCCGCCGTCAATCTCTTTCACGGCGGATACTTTGATGGACGCAAGAAGCGCCCCCGTGCTTCGTCTGCTGTTGAACCTTGTCTTGATCTCTTCTTGCTGTGCCTTCTGCATTACTGCGCCACCCGCTTTGAGCATTTCCGGCACGGCTTCTTCAACGATCGCGTCTTGCCGAAGCATTGCTTCTTGTACGTCGTCCAGCCCGACAACGTTAAACTTCGCCATTGTTGCCGCCCCCTTCCGCTTCCGGAAGATTAACCAGCGTCAACTCTGTAAATTCTCCGTTCCCGTGCGTGTACGTCCGAAGGACGCGATACCGTTTCCCGCTCGAAACGGGATATTCCACGATCTGCTGTTCCTCATACTCGAAGGAATGCACGTCGAATTTTAATTCCGTCGTATAGCCCGCCTGTTGCGCCTTGTAGAACTCCGAAAAGCCCACGGATTTCTTGTCAGCGAAAACCGTTGTCGCGGTTTCTGTGCGGGCGACGGGGAAGCCGTGTTCGTTCGTGCGCGGCGAAGGTTCAGACAAGGCAACCAATGTTATTTGTTCGCCCCATCTCATTTATTTGCCCTCGCTTTCTTCGGTGTAATCAGCGGTCAGCGACAAGGCGCACTTCAAATAATCGTATGCGTTGCGGTAACGCTCCGCGTCGTCATTGAAGCCGAATTCCGCCTTTGCATAAAGCACAACCGCCCGATCAAGAAGGGGATCGCCCAGCGTTTTACTGGACGATCCCGCTTCCGCCGGAATGTTGATACCGACAAGGCGAAGATCAGCGATCGCCGCGTTTATGAGATCGGAAACTTCGCCGTCAAGCGCCGTCCCGCTCAACCGCAACGCCAGCTTTACCTTGTCAAGCATTTGTCAGCCCTCCCGCTTTAGGCGGTCGCCTTGACCAGCTTCACGATGGCTTCGCCGATAGCGGGCGCGCAATCGAAGATCGCGATACCGCTATATTTGTAGCTGTTCGTGTCGATGTCGTAGGCGCTCTTCACGCCGATATTTTCGGCAAGGTTCGCGCAAACCTTCTTGAAGTCGCCCAAGAAGGCTTCGTGATCCGCGACGTAATCGGACAGAAGAACGGGATAGCCGTACACGAAGTACGCGTTGTTCTGAACGGTTACAATGTGGTTCTTGCTGTTGTCCTGCAACGGCATAAAGTCGGTGAACAAGGTTTTCTTGTTCATAACGAACTTGCCGTTACGGTCATAGCCGGAAGGCAGAAGCCCGATCAACGTCTGCACGTTTGCGGCGGTAAGCGCGCCCGTCTTTGCAACGGTAACGCTGTTGGACGCGCCCCAAGTGTTCGCGTTTTCAATGCCCTTCGGCTGGGAAGAACCCGTGCCGTTGATAAGCAAATCTTCGACTTTGCGGGCGATAGCTTCCGCCAGCATATTGACGATCCAGCTTTCAAACGCGGTAATGCTCATAGTCATTACAGTATCGGAAATCTGAACCAGCTTGACGATCTCATAACCGGAAAGGGAAACGGTGGTCAGCGTGTCAGCGGCGGCGGTAATGCTTGCGTTCTCGGTGTGGATCGCGGCGGCGTTGTTCGTGCCTTCGATCGCGAACTTTACAGCGCCCTTGACGTGCAGAAGGGTAACTTCATTCAGCATAGGCGCAAGCGTCTTTACCTTGCTGATAATCTCGTTCGCGGTCTGCGTCGGGATAACCTCCGCACCCGCGCCGCTGGCGTTGCTGAATGCGCGCTTCTCTGCGTCGTTCAGCGGAAGGCGGCGAATGTTTTTCAGCCACGCGGAACGATATTCGGGCGTACCGAAGGGATCATCGGGCGCGGCGTTGTCGTCGCCGTTGTTCTGCTGGAAGGAACGGGAAACAATGCCCGCGCCCTTCGCGATATTGTCAAGAATGCCGTTGCGCTTCTCGGCGGCGGCAATCAGTCCGGCGCGCTCTTCGGTAAGCTGTGTGGTTTCCTGCTCCAGCGCGTCAATCTCTGCGGCGGTCATAGCGTCGCCGCGCTGTTCGATCTCCTGCTTGATAGCCGCAAGGCGGGCTTCGATTTCTTTAATTCTCATTGTATTAAACCTCCGTCATTAGTTTGATTTTCAAAAGTTTCTTCCGGCGTTCCAGCCGCTCCTGCTGTTCCCTTTCGATCACTCCGTCGAAATAGGATCGTGCCGAAATATCGGTATCGGCGTTCGCCGGAATGGATACCGCCGAAACGTCGTAAACCTTCGCAATTTTCAAGATCGTGCGTGTGCGTGTGTCGCGGTCGTAGCTATCTTCCGATACGCGGAAAGCCCACGACATTTTCGTAACAAGTCCGTTCTTGATTTCCTCGAACATATCTTGTGCCGCGCGCGATTTCGACAAGTCCGCGAACGTGAAAAGCCCGTTATCGTTAGCTTCAACGCCCAGCGTCCCGTTGGAAAGGCGGGCAAGCACCTTTCCTTCGTGGTTATACTGCATGATTACGTCGGACATATCCGCACCCGCAAGGGCGTTCCGGTCGATCCGTTCGTAATATTTGTTCCCGTCCCACTCATACAGCAAATAGGGCTTGTCGAACGTTGTTGCGTAGCCCTCCACGTAGAAATCCGTATCAATTCGCTTCTCCGCCGCCGTCGGGATCAATAGCGGCTGGATCATTGTTCGGTACTCCCGATCCGTCTTTTTTGGCATTTGGTGTAACCTCCTTTCCCAATTCTGAAACTTCCGCGTATTCCTTGCGGATATAATATTTCTCGCCGCCCTCAACGTGTGCCATGTTCCAAACGTCCATAACGCCGTTGCGGTTCAGCAAGCCGCGGTCAAATAACTGCGTGCTGATATTCAGCTTCGTTTGATTGCTTGCGTATTGTAAGCGGTTCGCGGTAAACGTGATCGCGTTCCCGAAGGACAATTCCCGCGCCGTGTACGTCATATTCGACATAACAAGCGAAAGCTGGATCGCGAAAGGTTCGATCTTGCCTTCGTAATACGCGTTCCATTCGTCCTCCGTGTATTTGTTTTGCAGAATGCCCGCATTCGTGCCGAAGTAGTTAAACACGTTTTCGTTGATCTGCGCCATCTGCGCGGCGTTGACCGTGAACGGCTTGCTTTCGATCGGCTTCACGTCAGCAAACTTCGCGTCGTAGATCACCATTCCCGATTGATTTTCCGCCGAAAGGTTATCCGCCGTGAAGCGCTTGCGCTCCTTCGTGATGTCCTCCGGCTTCAACATATTTGCAACCTTCGCCAAGAAGCGAATAGAAGCCGAATTTTTAACGCCGTTGATAATGCCTTGATTTTGTGTATGGATCAACTGCATTGTATGGCGAAGCGCGGCGTTACTCTCTCCGAAGAAATCGTCGGTATACTGAAACTGCGTCATTACGCCGACGCGTTCAAATTCGATCGCGGCTTTCTGCCCGCTCCCGAACGTATAACGCAAAAACGGCGCGCCGTTGTACTCGACAACTTCGCACCGTTGAGGAAGCAGGGGATAATACCCGATCAGCCCGCCGAATTCATCTTCGATCGGAACAATGAAGCAAGTATTATTCACCGAAAGGATCGTCGCGATCCTGTAAATGAACTTCGATGTATCCATGAACGGATTAGGCTTGAACTGTAACGTCCGTTCAAGGTTCTTTTGCGCCGTGCCGCTGATCTCCGGTTTCAGCTTTGAAGCGAAGGACGCGAACGAATGTATCGCCGCGCGCGTAAGCTCCATTTCGTAAATACTTTCCGGCGCGTTGCTGAAAACGGGTGTGTACCCGTTTAGCATTTTGAAATAGCCTTCCGCCTTCAAGTCGGCTTTCGGCTTCCGGAAGATAGTTTCAAAAACTCCCATGTTTTTATCACCCCGCATTTTTGAGCATTTCGCCGATTTCGTTATAATATTTCTGCCGCACGGTCAGCGCGTCGATCACGGAAACGAAGCCGTCAATTCGCGCCCGCTGTTCGATCTTCACGGGACGGAACTTCCGCGTTTCCATGTTGTGCTTCAATGCGACGTTGAGGAAGTGCGCTTTCAACAAGTTATTGTCGGCAATCTTGAAATTGCCGTCCTTGATAACGCCTTCAAACTCACGGATCACGGGCGCAAGGTTTTCACCCTGCCATACGTCGTCCGTCTGCCAGCCCGCGTTCTTCAAGTCGTCGATCAGATATTGCGCGGAATAGCGGTCGTACCCGATCTTCAAGATATATATTCCGTACTGATCCCGAAGCATAGAAAACCATTCGTAAACGTCGCGATAATCGACGTGGTTTTCGCCGGATAGCTTGACGATCCCTTGCTTTACGAATATGTCATACGGTACGCCGTCGATCGCTTGCGCTGTTTCAAGGCGGTTCGCGGGCATAAAGAATTGTGCGAAGGCATATAGAACGCCGTCCCGCTCGATCACGACGGAAGCGGCGGTCAAGTCTGTTGTTTGCGAAAGGTCTATGCCGCCCACGGCGTAGCTGTCCTTGAAATCCTCCAGCTTCGCGTGAATTCCTGCGCCGTCAACGACGACGTAATCAAGCCACGCGACGGAAGAATTCTGCTTGATATTGCAATACTTCGTAAGGAATTCAGCCCGCTTCGACATACTCATTTCGGCGACGGCGATTTCCTCTTTGAAGAAGTCTGGCGAAACGGAAACGCCCATATTCGGATTTGCTTTTTTAAGCTCTTCAAGGTCGTTCCATTTCTCCACGTCGTCGATCATGTAAAGCAGGGGAAGAAGGCGGCGTTCCTTGCTTCCGCCCTTCAAAAACGCGGTCGATCTCTTCATCAATTCATCGAAGATACCGTCGTTTTCGTAACCCGCCGTTGAGATCGAAAGGATCATCGGCTGGCGGCGCGCACCAAGCGCGGATTTCATAACTTCGTACTGCTTCAAGCCGCCGTCGCCGCGCCACGACGCGACTTCATCATTCACGACTAAATGCGGATTGAAGCCATCTGATTTCTTCGCGTTGAACGCAAGCGGCTTGATCGCGGTATTGCTTTCTTCGATGTAAATATCGGAACGGCGCTTCTTCGATAGGTCGGAAAGCTCCGGTTCTTTTTTAATCATCTGATAGAAATTATCGTAAACGATGTTCGCTTGCTCCAGCTTCGGCGCAAGGCAATATATTTTCGCGCCGTATTCTCCGTCAAGATACGCCATGTACGCAATGACGGCGGACGCAAAAAGCGTTTTGCCGTTCTTGCGCCCGATCACAATAAACACTTCGCGAAAGACGCGCGTTCCGTCCTCTTCGACGATCCCGAACATAACGGAAACGGCGGCTTTCTGCCACAACTCCAGCTTCAAAAGGTCTGTGCGCCCTTCGCAATGATGGCAAAAGTTTTCGATAAACCGAATTGCCTTGTTTGCCTTCTTCGCGTTGAAGGTGAAAAGCCCTTCTTGAAGCCCCTTCACGATGTATTCATACAGAAGGCGAACCCACTTGCCGACGGTTATATTTCCGGAAGAAATGCCGTCGTAATACTCGTAAATGTAATTTGAAAAGGGCATTTTTATTCGTCCCGTAACGCCTGTAAACGGCTTTCCTTTTTCTTCTCCGGCGGTACAAGATCGCAAAGCTGTTTGATAATTGCGGCGTGATTTTTTGTCATGGCGATATGTGTTTTCACCGCGTCGCTTTGCTTCGTCCCGCTCTGATTTGCGCCGTTTTGGTATTCGACGGTGTAGCCCTCTTCGTTGATGATCTCTTGCAATTCTTCAAGGGATACCGCCATGAACGCCGCGTTCTTGATAAGGCTTTCGACGGTCTGCAACTTGTTTTTATCCAAGTCTTTGAAAATGCGCTTCAATCGGGAAAACTCCCGCTTGATCTTTTCTTCTTTCGTCAAGTCCTTCTTTGTCGCCATAAATATCACCCCCTTTTCCGGTCAACCCACACCCCCCTTAAACGCGTACACCCGTTATGCGCGCGCCTGCGGAGTATTTTTAATCTCCCGCCCTCGGTGTCGAACCCTCCCTAAATTTTGAGCGAATAGGGGGGGATATGAGGTTTCCCGCTTCGTCGAATGCGTACCGTTTTTTCTTGTCGTTCCGGTGGTGTTCTTTGTTGTGGCAATCTTGACAAAGCGCTTCGAGATTATCCCACGAAAGCGCTATGTATGGATCGTTGATATTCTGCTTCGTCAAGTATGTTTTGTGATGTGCGATCTTCGCGGTTACTGGATCGTCCGGCGTTGAACAGCGTTCGCACAAGTAGCCCTTCGACTTCAAGAAGCTGTCGCGGCATGAACGCCAAGCGTCCGAATTGTAGAACCTTTCCGCCCACGGCTTCATGCGGTTATCCTCCTTCCTGTGGAAAAGTCTGTGCAAAAGAGCAAAAGAAAAAGCCTTCCGCGTATCACGCAAAAGGCTTTATCCCGCGCTATTCAATTCGCAATAATTCAGCGTAATTATTATATCACGCGTAAGCGTCGCGGACAAGGTGCATTGTTTGGTCGCGTTTTGGTCATTTGTCAACGGCTTTCCGGTATGTCGCCGCTGATACCGCCGCCGGAATGCCGAATACGCATACCGCCATATCATTGACGATCTTGTTCCGCCAGCGGCGCGCCGTCTTTATCTCTTTGAGAATACCCGCGTCGGAAAGCTCTTCCGCGATCTCTTCCCACGTCGCTGTTCCGCCCTCTCGCGGATTGCCGTTGATGTCCTCGCCGAAATAGTAAAGCCGGATCACAACGAATTCTTTATGCCCCTCGAAAAGAGAAATAGCGCGTGTCAAGCTGTCAAAGCCGGATTTCGTTTCTTTGAACTGCTTTTGTTTTTCCTCTCGCATTTCCTCGACAATCTCCGCTTCCGTCTTGCGCTGAATAAAGCCCTTCGCCTGTGGTGTCGTTGAAAACGTCTTTCGTCCTGCGTGATACTCAACTTCGCAATACGCTTCTTCATCGGCTACAAGCGCCGCCAGCTTCTTGTAGTTATACAACAACGTTTCCATTGCCTTGAAGTAATTTACGTACCCCGTGTTCTGTGTGTATGCTTCCGCCGCCCCTGCGCGCGCGGCTTCAAATACGGCTTCCCGCAACTCTTCGGAAAGCTCTGTTTGCTTTTTAGTCATGTGTGCCACCTCCGGTTAGATATTCGATAATTGTTCCCGCCGCCTGTTCCCAGCCGTAGCAAAGCGCGGCTTTGTAGCCCTGCGCCGAAAGAGCGTCCAGCCACTCCGATTGATGATCGCTTGTCCTGCCGCCGCGTTGCCGTTTAAGCTCTATGTAAAGCCCGTGATATTGCCCGCGCGCGACTGGCAAGCATAGATCTGGAACGCCCGCTTTCACGCCCTCCGCCCGAAGCCGTCCCGCTTCCGCCTTGTGTCTGCTCCCGCCGTTCGGGACGTGATAAAGCAAATTCAATTCGGGATATTTCCCGCTTTGCATAGCCGCCCACGAAAACAGCGTCATTTGCTCTTGCGCTTCCGTCGGAACGGGCATTTTATTTTTCTGCATTCTGTGATCCCTCCCGTTCCCAATCAGCGAAGAAGAAAAACGGCTTGTTCTGCGCCATTGCTTCGCCGAATTCATATTTTGCGCCTTTGCTCTCTTTCCAGTCCGGAAGAAAACAGACTTCGGCGCACTCTGCAAGCATAGCGCCGGACATACGCATATAGGCTTCCCACGTGAAGCCCTCCGCCGGAAGAAGCGCCGGATTTACGACGATGAAGCCGCCTTCCTCCAGCTTCTTTTGCGCGTTGTAAAACTTTGTGAAGTAATACGGATCGCCCGTTATCTTCCCTGCAAGGTAAAGCGTCCTTTTCTCCTGCATTGTGTTTCCTCCCTTCATTCGTTGAAAATCGTTATTTGTGCCTTCCGCTGTTCCTGCTCCAAAAGATCGAAAAGCCGCATTTGCGCTTGTTCCTGTTCAAGCCGCGCTTGTGCCGCTCTGCAATAATCTTCGTCGATCTCAAAGCCGACGAAATCAAGCCCGCCTTGACGATAGCAAGCGATCAAGGAACTTCCGCTTCCGGCGTGTGTGTCCAATATCTTCATACCTTTTCGGGCGAAGAGGGAAAGAACCCACGAATACAGCTTCACGGGCTTTTGCGTCGGGTGAATTGTCCCGTCGTTCAGCAATTCAACGCGATTGCAGACAAAAACGCGCGTCGGCGTGTCGAAGCTGGTATACGCTAATTCGCAATCGCTCATTGTCAAGCCGTGTTGCCCCTTGTCCCATACAAGCCAGCCTTTATGTCCTTGTTCAAGATACGGAACGAAGTAATTTCCGCCCCATATCACTTGTGCTTTTGAAACGCGTTCCAATTCGCGGAAGTATTCGGGCGGGGGAATAGCCTTGTCCCAGCTTTTCCGGATATGCTCTTTTCGGTTATGCTTCGGATTGCCGCATACGCGCTTCTTCTGTCCGTCTATGCCGATACCGTAAGGCGGATCAACGATCGCAAGATCGAAGAAGCCGTCCGTAAACTCTTTCATTCCCTGCATACAGTCCATGTTATACAGCTTGTTCAATTCAAGCATACGTTGTTCACCTTCTTTCTTTTTCTCCCCCCTCCGCCCCCCGCTGGGGGGGGAACGGGCTTAAAGGAATAAATCTATCGGCGATCCGGCGGGCTTCCTCGATCCGTTTTCTAAACCGATCCTTCACGATTGATTTTATATCCCCGCCGCCTTCCCGCTTTTATCACTCCCGCGCTTTCATTATCAAGGGCAAGCGGCTTCGCCGTGCTTCGCACCCTTGACAATGCGCGCGTTCGTGATCTCTGAAAAGCGGGCGACGGGGAATAAATAAAATCAATCTTCCGGAAGGGAAAGCGCTGGTCGTAAAACTTTACACATTTACAAGGCTTTTTATTGCGCCCCTTCGGGCGTTCCCGCTATTCGCGTTTCTTCCGGCGTTTCGGTTTCTCCGGTTCGCGTACATATTTATAATATATGTAGCCCCACTTCGTCGCGCGGGCTTCCACCAGTTTGTAACCCTTCGGCGCGATCGGTGCTTTCTTTTCCGTATACGTCCGAAGTGCAAGCGTCGGCGCTTCCTTCTCCGGCTGGCGAAGATTGCGCGTCGCCTTCCAACGGTGTCCGCCCTGTTCCGGTGTCCAATGGTTGAAGAGGTAATCCGCAAGCCCCGTGTAATCCTGCCCGTAGTCAACGCCGTTATAATAATTGTGTTCGCGCAAGTGCCGAATATGGATTACTGATCCGTCGTTCCACTTGCCGCTGATCGTTTCTTCCGGTATGCCGTCCGAAATCATGTGAAAATGAATTCGGTTCGTAGACTTGCCGCGCCCCATGTAAATAATGATCTTCGCGTCGGGGCAAGCCCTTTGAAGCCGCCGGAAGTAATTGTCGCGTATTCTGCGCGCTTCGCTGAATGTATGAACTTCGCTGTCGTCGTCGAACGTCAGCGTACTATATAAAGAAAGCGGCGAAAAGTTTTCATTAACCAGCCGCTGGTGTTTCCGCTTTGATATGCCGATCCGGTGTTGCGCGCGCTCTTCGTCGTCCTTGAAGCGCGGTCGCGGTTCAGCTTTCTTGATGTTCGCTCGATCGGATACGGTGTAAACCTCTTGTTCACATACAACGCCCGAAAAAATACGTCTTTTAACCCTCTGCATAATCCCGCCGCCCTTCCTTGACAAAAGCGCCGTAAAATGCTATAATTTCAATATTGAATAGCTCCTTTTACAGCTATGTAAGAGGAAAAGAGAACGTCCGGAACGTCGCAACCGGACGTTCTCTTTTTTTGTTTTGTCAGCCGTTATTAAATCCTGCGCCCTGCTCGAAATCGGCGCACCGTTCTTCTTCGCAAGGCTTGAAGCGCATTCCGTCCGCGCACCCGACGCAAGGGAACGGGCGTACCCCGTCCGGAAGCGCGCCTTCGCGCAAGTGAACGCATTGTTCCAGCTTCGCGCATTGATCGCACCAGCACTTCCGGCAATCGCCGATCAGCGTTTTTTCAACCGGACGTTTCAAGCCTTCTTCGGCTTCCTGCGCGTCGTGTTCTTCCTGCATTTCCCGCGCCGCCTGTTCGATCGTGTAATCTTCAACGCCGTTCATAATACCCCGAAAGAAGGGCGCGAACGCGTAGCCGATCCCAAGCCCCGCGCGCAAAAGCATTTCTTCGTCGATCTTAATATCTGCCATTGTTCCCGCCGCCCCTCCGAAGCGCTCTGAAAAGCACGTTCAAAACGATGTAGACGATCACAACGGAAGCGGCGACGCAAGCAACGCCGCAAAGCATATAAAAGGCGTTCACCATGAATTGATACATTGTCATTCGTCAGCCCTCCCGAAAACCTCTTCCGCGTCGATGTCCCACGCGGCGGCAATATGCTTCATCATATCGACGGCTTCGGCGCGCTTCTTCTGTTCCTCTGCGTTCTCGCCGTTTAAGTACGATACCAAGATTTCAGATTTGAGATTGCAAAGCGGGCGAACGCCATAGTGGCCGTAGTACGCGTTGTCGTAGTTCAAAGAGCCGCCCGAATAGACGCTGCGGACGAAAGAATTTATCGGGCTGTCCGGTGTAGCCGTCCACCACCAACGATCCGGAAGCGCCGGAATGTTGCCGCGCAAAAGGCGGTATTCCTCGCAAGTGATAAGCCCGATCCGGACGCGATCGCCGCCGTAATTCTTCAAGCCGTCGTCGGCGGTCAAGTCGATGTTGAAATACTCGAACATTTCTTCCGGCGCGCCCGCCTTAATCAGACGGCGCAAGAATTCGCCGTTCAGATAGGCACGAAGGGAAGAAGCGGCAAAGTCGTTCTTGTTCCCTTCATCGAAGGCGCGTTCCTCGACGCAATCGGAAGCAATGCACTTCACCCAATCCGCGCCCGTCTGAATGACCGTCCAAGCGATCCCGCCCATCGTGAATTCCTGTTTCGGCTCGAAGCCGTGTTTGTTCTCTTTCATATTGAATAGCTCCTTTCCTGCGGCGCTGTCTGCGCCCGCTCGTTGAATAAGTCTGTTGATATACCAAACCGCCTTTTGCAAGTCCTCTTCACCGTTTTTCAGCTTCCAGCGCCACAAATACTTGATCGCGTTCGCTGTGCAAAAGGCTTCGATACCTTGAAGCCCGCTTGTTGCGGCTTCCAGCGCGTCGATACACTCAATCCCGCCCGCGTTGTAATGCGGCGGGTGGTTCACCCGCTCCGCCATGATTAACACTTCTTGCCGCCGTGCCGATACGGGCGGCTTTTGTTGTATTCGTGCTTCTGTGAGATCGCCGCGTCAATGTCGATCCCTGCGTATCCGCAATAATCAAGAACGCGAATAATCACGTCCGCAAGCTCCGTGGGGATACCTTCGGGCTTGCCGCTGTCGCTGAAATAGATTTCTGTTGCGTCGTGTCCGTTGCGGTATTCCTCCAGCGCTTCGGATACCTCCGAATGAATGAGCGCTAAAACCTCCGGAAAGCCGCGTTCTTCGTCCCACCAGCCGTGGGCGCGGGCGTTTTCGTGAATTTCCTTCGCAACCTCGTTAATACCTGTCATTGTCTTTTACCCTCTCTTTCAATCGGTTTCTTTTGCAAAAGCGCAATCTTCGCAACGTTCGACGGTTTCGTTCGGATTATCAAGCGGGCATTCCCAGCCGCTTTCAACGTCCTGTTCCGTAAGCCCGCAAGCGTATTTCTGCGAATTCTTCGCTTCGATTTCCTCTGCGCGGCATTCGCACTTTTCGCCGCTGTCAAGATGTGCGCCGCAATGCGGGCATTCCTTATAAGGTGTTGCCATGTCTTTCTCCTTCCTAATAATCAGCCGCCGGAAGCCGTCGGCGCATAGCGTCAAGCCGTGTTCCTTTACGTACTCCCGCCGCCGCGCGGCTTCTGCCGCTTCCCAGCCGCAAGAAGCGCATTCCGAAGGCTTGCATTTCTGCGCCTTCTCCGGATCAATGCCCAGCAAGCACTTCAAGGGCGGCTTTTCCTGTCGGTTATTCATTCTTCACCCGCTCCCCGTTATAGATAACTACCATTGACGGGAAGGGCGCGGGATCGGCGGCGTTCCCGTCGTCGTCCGTGAACCGTAGCCGCCCGCGCACGAAGCGGATTTCCGCTTTCCCGTAAATGTAATCGTGAAAATATGCTGTGTCTGTCCGCGCTGGGATAAGTAAAACAATCGGATACCCCCCCCGCGCTTCCTCGAAAGCCTTTTGAACCCACTTGCCGATCTCGCGTCCGTAAGGCGGATTGCAGAATACCGCGCCGCCGCGATCCCAGCTTTGTGAAAGCCCGTCCGTTTCCGGCGTGTAATACAAAGAGCATTTCGCCGTCTTGTCGGTCGCCGCCGGATCAAGCACGAAGCCGAATTCGGCGTTCAGCTTGTCGAAGAAGTCTTGCGGCGTACACCAGCACATATTTTTAGAGGATAACAAAGCCTTGTTCATGCGCCCGCCCTCGCTTTCTGTAATTCTCGTTCAAGGCGTTCAACCTTCCGGCGCAAGGCGCGGTTGTCGGCGTTTACCCGCTCGATCTCTGCGGCCAGCTTGTCCGCGGCGGTGTCCGTTTCCTTTTGATAATCGCAAGGGCGCACAACTTCGCAAATATAAACCGTTTTGCCCGATCCGGAAAAATTGCTTTTCGTTTCCTCCGTCTGCAATACAATGTCCCGCGTGGCGCGGATTTCATCAAGCGACATCAGCACAAAGCGGGAATGCCTCTGCGTCCTAATCATCGTCGCCCGCCTCGCTTTCCGATTCAATGATTGCCCCCGTTTCCGGATCAACCTTGAATTGCCCCGCGCTCTCTGCGGCGGCCTGCCGCTCCCGCTCCTGTTCCCGAAGGTCAAGAGAAACGGCGCATTGCCGTGTCAGCTCTTGCAGGCGTTGGACGAATTGCGCGCTTATAACATCACACGGCATAATTACCGCTTGAAGCAGGAAGCCCGCTTTTGCTACGATATACGGCGCACCGAAAGGCGTTACCCGCTCGTAAAGCTCCAATACATCAAGCACATCTGAAACGGGCGACAAATAGCGGCTTTCGATGAAAACCAGCCCGCGGCGCGTCTGCAATGGTTTCAAGGTCTTTCCGCTATACACAATCGAAAGGTTGCCTTGTTCAATGATCTTTTCGGTTGCGTCGGTGTCCTCGAAGCTGATCCCCTCCGGAATGTCACGATACTGCACAAGCCAGTCTTCGCGCTGTTTCTCCGGCACATCGAAGATCGTTAAAATGCTTTCTTCGTCCAGCTCCGGAAGGCCGGAAATAGGGTAAACCGCGTTTCCGTCGCCTATGTACTGCGATATTGTGCCGCTATCGCTGTATCGGTTGAACAAAACAACCTGTTTGTTTTTCTTGCATATCGCGGCAATGCTCTTTATCTTCATTTGCGGCGGCCTCCCTTCTGGAAGTCCCGCACGGTATCGCGGATCGTGGTTTCCGTCAGATACCAGAACAGCGGCAACCCTAAAAGCAACGCTTCACCGCCGATCGCCTCGTATCCGCGTTCGGCAAGGGCGTACCCCTGCCCCCAACGGAAGAGAAGAACGCCCGCCACGGTAAGGGCGGCGTATTTTAGGACGGCAAAGGCAACATTCGCCGTCAATGTGCTTCCCGCTACCCGAAGAGGGCGGGAACGGCGGCGCGTGGCCGCCTGTGTGTTTTGAATAGCTCTTTGCATGTGTGATCCTCCTTTACTCGGTTTCGCCCGCGGCAATGGCCTTCCGTAATGTGTGCCGCTCCATACCTTCGGCCATCAATCCCACTTTCGCATAGTAGGCTTTTTCTTCCGGCGAAAGCTCTTCAATGCTTCGCGGCTTCACTTTGTCGGCGGGCGGGAAAAGATTGTTTTTGTTTGCGAATGCTGAATAAAATATTTCAAGCTCTTTCTTCATTGCCTCTTTGAAAAAGGCGTAATTCGCTTCGATTTCCAACCGTTCCGCGGCGGTGCATTCCGTCCCCATCTTTTTTCGCTTGCGCCCGCTATATTCGCCAACGCACCCGAAGCCGCCCGCACCTGTCACCATATAAATGATCTGGTTCAACAACCGCCGTTCGGTTTCTTGACTGTAAGGGAACCATGCTGTTTCGCGGCGTTCCTCTTCAATCTCGGTTTCGCTGATCCCGTATTGCTCCATCAGGCGGGTAAGAAGGGTCTGTGCGCTCTCGCGCTCTCCGTCAACGCCCCGATCGGCAAGAGCTTTTATTTTCTTCAAAAGCTCCGCTTTGTTTGACATTCTCGCCGCCCCCTTAATATTTGCCGTAAACAATCACGGCCATATAAGGGCGATCGGTTTTCGCGGCGGTTACAATGGCCGTATTGATCCACGATACCCGCAAGAAGTCGCGCGCCGCCCGCTTTGCCAGCCTCCACACCGCCCGCGCGTCGTCGTCGCCAAACTCTGCGACGGCTTCAAGGCTGAATTCGCACACCTTGACGATCCTTCCGTAAGGCTTGCGTGCGGGGCGTTCCTTCATGTATTCTTTGTTGCCCTCTTTGCACTTGATAATTTCGATCGGGCGGGGGAACTGCCAGCCGCCGCCCTGCTTGTCCTGCTTCTGCTTCGACATAGTTTGAATAGCTCCTTTCGCTTAACTGCTGTATGGATTTTTCAAGCTCCAATCCCAAAACATGCCGCCTTCGTATTCCGTCCGGAAATGGTTTACTTCTCCATCACCCGTGAAGAAGACATATTCAGCGGGAAGGACGCAGCCAACCTCGCCGCCTTCCCGTTTTTCCCGCTCCCACCGTATCAGCACATCGGCGGCAATCGCCTTGAATTCCTCTGTTGCCGGATAGTCCGGCGAATATCCGGCGAATTGGTGCGGCTGTGTTACTACTTCGGCCACGGTGTCCGGCCAGCCTTCCGCGTCAACGCGGTTCAGGACGCACCACACAACCGCCGCTTTGTGCATATCCGAAGGAATGCCGCGGGCTTCGCCCCATATCAGGCGCGCCAGCATTTCAACTTCCGCTTCGTCCGGTATGTATGGGGCGGGCGTAGGTGTCGGCGTTGCCGCCGCGGGCGCGTCCAGCTTGTCCCGCTCGGCCTCTTCAAGCGTAGGCGCGGGGAACGCTTGATCCTGCCCGCCGGGGCTGTCGGCCTCCATCGGAACCACCGCCGCAACCGCCGCGGCGAAGGCGCACCCGACAATCACCACGGCCAGAAGCAAGAAGGGAAGAGGCGAACGGCGGCGCGGCCTGCGCCGCTTCATTGCGCGCCCTCCTGTGCGGCCTGCATAAGCGCGCACCCTTCGCAATGTTCCTTCCTGATTTCGGCGCGGTTTTTGTCCTCGGCTTCGCAATTCTCTTCCAGCGTGTCCGGATCATAGTAAAGCCGCATTGCCTCGCCCGTTCCGGACGATATTTCCAGCACATAAAGGCCGTTGCGCTCGAACCAATCATTTTCAACGGTGATTTCAAAGCGTCCAAGCGTCATTTTGTAGATATACACGCCGCCTTCTGCACGCTCTGTTTTCAGCCTTGAAGCCGAAAGGTTTAATTCCCTCTGAATAAGGGCTTTCGCCGTCTTCTGCGTCAGCCGAACGCACGCATTGTTTTTCATAGTTTGAATAGCTCCTTTCGCGCCTTTCGCGCTTTCAGACTTAACCACCATTCCGGATTATTCCGGAACTTCTCATGCGGACAATATGTGCAATCCGTAGAAGGGCATTTCCGGCAATACCGCTTGTGAAATTCGCCGTCCCACGGCCCTTCTAAAATCGGCAATCCCCGAAGGAATGCCCCAAGCCCCGCGGGGGATTGCGTCAGCTTTTCAAAATTAGTCACCGTTAAAACCTCCCGTGTTTTATCGCACTTCCGGTTTAATTCCTTTGATCCTGCAAAACTTTTCGCATTCCGGCTTTGTTCCGCTTTTCAAGGTTTTCCCGCCTGCATACACGCCGATCTTCGTTACATGCGTATAACTGCGAACTTCCCAATGTGTTGTCATTGTCCCGCCGCCGAATTCGTGCCGCTTTTCAAGCGTATAGATCATGATAAACAACCCTTTCGTCTTTATTGGTTTACACTTCTTCGCCCTCTGCGCTTGAAGTTTTCCCGAACCACCGCTTGCGCCCGCTCCGCGCTGTAAATCTCGCGTTGCGCCGCGTCCACTTCTCCGGTATAGCCTCGTTGCAATTCGTGGTAGATCGTCGCGGTATGCACGCCAAGCCGCGCGGCGATTTCAAGCGGGCGATCCCCGCGGGCGTGCCACGCCTCGATCTTCTTTCGATCCTCAAAATCCAGATACCTATAATTTCCCGCCATGTCTTCACCCCGTTTCTATTGCGGTTTATCGTGGTTTGTGGTATAAAAAAATAAATGCGGAAGGTTCGTAATTCCCGTTCGGGGGAATTCGTTTCCTTTCGCATTTAATATTACAACCCACAAACTTAAAACTTTCTGAAAAAAGTGCTTGACAAGCTCAAAACGATGTGATATAA